CTGAGAGTCCCGAAGCGCCCAGTTATCTTCTTCCAGTCAAAAGGGAATCTCATAAAAGCGCCTGGTTCACTAGGACTACTGCGACAGCGGTTAGCGCAGCGGAAGCAAAGGCAGTCACCCAGGCACTACTCCAACGAGCGCGCTCTAGCTCTCTAACTCGAGTTTCTAGATCAGCGTAGTTCTTTACAGTTGCCTTGATTTCGGCGATGTCCTGAGCAAGCTGAAAAAGGATTGAGTCGTGACCTGGTAGCTCTGGCATTAGATTTCAACCTCTACCCAAGCTAGAGAGTCCTCGCTCCAAGAGTAGATAAGCCCGTCAGTTGGGTAAACAACTGGAGCAACCCAACGGCAAGTTTCCTCGTCAAGCGCCCAAGAGTCGAACGGTTTAGGCGCGATGAATGCGTCACGCTCGGAGTCATAGGTGTAACCGATACCAGCAAAGTTCTTGCGAATGTTGCCGTTGTATGAGGTCTTTACCCAATTACCGCCCAAGTTCTCGACAAGCCAATCCTGACCTTCGTTTGGAGCGTCATTGTCAGTAACAAGCACACGCAAGACGATGTTTTTATCGTCAATTTCCGCGAAATGAGCCATTATGCTGCGTACCTCACGATCACAATACCTGAACCGCCGTTGTATCCAGTAGACAAACTGCCACCACCAGCACCGCCACCTGTATTGACAGTTCCAGCTGTTCCCTCACTTGGAGTCGTGCTAGTTCTACCACCGTTACCCCCACCGCCTAGACCACCAGAAGCTGGCGGAACATCATGAGTAGCACCACCACCACCGCCACCGCGATAAGTTGCCGTTCCATTTATAGAGGACTGAACACCGATACCACCAGCACCAGCAGCGCCAGAGTTAGCGTTGCCACCAGCACCACCAGCACCGCCACCGCCACCTCCACCGAGCGAAGACATGCTGTCAGTTCCAGAGCCACCGGCATAACCCTGCCCAGTAGTTCCAGCACCGCCACCATTGGCGTTTCTAGCACCACCAGAACCAGAACCACCCGATTGACCTGGTTGGAACACTGATTGACCTGTGCCTTTACCGCCACCCAAAGCTGTGATTGTAGAAAAAACAGAGTTGGAACCCTGTCCACCAAAGCTAGTGTTACTTGAGGAACCTGCTCCACCTGCTCCGACTGTAACTGTGTAATTGGTCGAAGCGGTTAGTGACAATCTAGACTCGGCACTCGCGCCGCCACCGGAAGACTCACCTACAACGGAGGAGCGATAGCCACCAGCACCAGCACCACCACCAAGCTGGAAAGTAGAGCCACCACCTCCAGCGACAACTAGATATTCCACGCCAGTTAGGTTTTCAAGGGGCGTGAAAGTGCCTGAGCTGGTAAAAGTGTGAACCCAATACCCATTAGCCAGGGTAATAGTGCCACCAGTCGCTTTAGGGTCTGCGGTCTGTGCTGCCAAAATGCCTAGAGGAGTAAGCAATTTACGCTCCTAGATCACCGATTAGGCGATACTGCCCAGAAGCAACGCATAGGACCGAAGCAGCAGACTCCTGAGCTGCGGTCTTGAGCTTGCTTCCCTTGCTTTGTAGAGTTACGCCTGAACCTGCTGCGAAGGTAATCTGCCCAGTGCCGTCTTGTAGGAAGTCAATGCGCTGACCTACTGAAAGCACATTGGCAATAGTCACAGTTACAGCGGAACCAGTAGAAACAATTAGCTTGCTGACATCAGTTGCCTGAATGGTGTAGTTGGCGGAGATGTTGCTCACAGTCTGAGCATTTGGGAGCAAGTCCACCCAGGCACTTCCGTTGTAATACTGATAAACGTTAGTTCCGGTCAGGTAAGTAATCTGTCCCTCAAGTGGGGTTTCGATACCGGCAGTTCTCGCGGTGCTATCAACAAAGGTCGCGACAACCTGCGACATAAGAAACTCATTCAGCTCACTCGCGTTGAGTGGAAAGCCGTTTACAAAAGTTTTGAACGCCATGATCTAGAATTCCTTCCAAAGCTCTAGTGTAGTGAACCACTGGTTCACAGTGATGTTGTGACTCACCTTAGTAATGGTGTAGCCCTGGTTTATGTTGAGTTGTGGGGTTTGATAATTCACAGCAATAGTTTCACCTGGTAGAAACACCGCTGCGTGAGTCAGGTTGCCTAGTCGGTTGATTGCTGGAGTTTCTACGCTCTTTACCAACTGCTTCTGAGTCTGATTGAACACCGCGTTAGCCCAGCTCGTTAGCTCGGTTTCGTCAGTAGTGTTTAGATCAGTGTCAAGCGCAAACTCTCCGTAGAGTTCAATCGAGTCAGTGTTGCGAACGATTACCGAAGTTTCGCTGTCAGACTTCAAGCTCACCTTTAGGGAGTTGAACACCGCGTCAATGTCCGAAGCAACCTCTAGGTCGCTCATACAGAGGTGTAGCGCGTCATCGTGATTGTTGCCTACTGAATAGGTTTCCTCGGTGACAATCGGAGCGCTGCGAGGGATTAGCACGAATTCCTGAGTCGCAGGGTCCACCCAGAACAATGCCAAGCCAACCTGGATTGCGTCATAGAGCGGAGTATTAGGAATGAAGTCGGTTAGCAACTGAGGCGGGATTTTCCCGCGAGTGTCAGCGCTGGTTGCGTTCATGTCAGTGCCGAATTGGTCTGCCAGTATCTCAACGACCTCGTAGGGAGTCGCATAGCCGTCAGGAAACACCTCGGTGTCAGTTGTATCCAGCAGGGCTAGTCGAGAGTTTACAAAGCGCTTGAAGCTGTCGTAAGCGGTCAGGCGCATAAGGTTCTGATTGCTCTCGCTGTCGTAATTCACCTGAATGGTGTCAATGAACCCGTTGAACAAAGTCACATTGACTAGATCGCGAGCAAGTCGGACTCTTACCGGAACCCCAGGTCTGAACGCAGGGTTCTGAGTCGGGTCAATCAGTAGGTTTTGAAGCGTGATGTTTGCCTGCCCAGATTGAGGCTGGAAGTAGAGCGCGTCTTGAACCTGCCCACCGATAGAAGTCTGAACCTGCGAGGTGGAACATTCGAAAGCTTGCCAGGTGAAAGCAATAGGCGAGTCACCTGCTAGAACATCATCTCCACCGAGTTCTGATACTCCGATAATGAACTGGTTAGCTCCTGCCAGAACATCATCGCCACCTAGTAGCGAGATACCGAGAATGAATAGGTTTCCCTCAGCGTCAGGTAGAAAGAACTCAACCTTTAGATCAGTAGCGATGTCGAAGTCGGTTAGAACGTCACTCATTTGAGCAGGTTCCTAATTGTGGAGCCAGTCTGGTTCTGGTAAGCCTGGAGGCTAGAAACAATTCCACTGGCGTTACTGCTTGCGCTGTTCACCACAATGTTGTTGTTTACTGTCACACCTGGCTTCGAAGTTGTCCCGGTAGTCGGTGGTTTGGTGCTAGGCGCGGTTGTGCTTCCAGCCATGAACATGTTGCCCTGAACTCCGCTCGGAGTAGGTGCGGTGGACTGCCCTGAGAAGTTGATAGCGCCGTTTCCAGCAGCTCTGCTCCAACCTCCGTCTGCCATGATTGCCTTATTCACCATGTCAATGGCTTGTAGCGCAGCAAGAACTAGCCCAAGCGGTCCCAGAGCCTTAGTCATAGCTCCGCCGAGGGTAGTTGTGCTAGCAGCGCTTATGGCAGCTACAACGTTGTAAGCCTTCCAAGCAACAGTAAGAGTTCCGACAGTTGCGACAATCGGGATTAGAACATCTTTGTATTTCACCATCAACCCAATGACAGTGCCGAACTGCTTGATCATGTCCACAATGACTTTGACAATCTCCTGAATCATCTCAGTCGTGCCAGGCTCAGCAAGCCACTGAGAAAACTGCTGGAGATAAGGGAGCAGAGCCATGCCAACCTGCTCTTGTAGCTCCCCAAAAAGAACATTCATTCGCGCATAAGGGTCGGTGTTAGAAGCTGCCTCCGCTGCGCCATCGAATTGCTGAGCTAGGAAAGCAATCGGGTCATCTACGCCCTTTACAGCAGGGAGAAGTCTTTCTAGCGCTCCAGTGCTTCCCTCTAGCGCCTTTGCCATCGCTTGAGTTACAGCGTCTAGGGACTTACCGGACCCAGCAGAAACATCTAGAGCAACGCCTAGAAGTCTGTTGGACTCCTCTAGATCACCTGTTGATTGTGTCAGTTTGGCGAACGCTGGGCGGAGCTGGTCATCGGCTACTGAGGCTTGTAGCTGATACTTGCTAATAATCTTCTCAACGGCAGAGATTTGATTATCAGTTGCGTTTGTAGAGGCTCTGAGCGATAGCGCTAGTAGCTCTTGGGACTTGCTGTCCTCGATGGCAGCCTTAGAAGCCTCTTTTAGCTGATTTATGACAACGCTGAGCGAGAAGCCTAGACCGATAGCACCTAGAGCAGTCTTCATGCTCTTGCTTATCTTGCCGACAGTGCTGTTTAGTCCCTTTAGGTCTTTGGCAGCGCCGTTGGTAGCGTTGGTGAGTTTCTTGAACTCTCCCAAGATTTCAACATTGAGAACTAGGCTCACTTGTTTCGCTCCTCTACTGCTTTCCTAAACGCTGTCAATTCTGCGAGAGTGAGCTGTCTAATCTCGCTAGGCGGTAGACCTGTTGCCAGGCTAAACCGAGCTAAGCGATCAGCAGCTTCCTCTCTTATTCTTTTTTTGCGTCAGCCGTCAGAAACTCAACAGCTTCTTTTTGCGTCAGCTTTTCGGTGTCCTCAAACTTGTAGCCTGGGACTTCTCTGCGTTTGAAAATGAAGTAAAGCACTCTGAGCGCTCGACCTCTTGGCTTGCCGTCTGATAATGCCTCGTCAAACCCTGAACCCAACATCAGTTCGATCTCCTCAATCTCACCGAGGGTTAGTTCCTCAATCTTAATCATCTGCGTTTCTCGCTTTCGCTGTTTCTCGCTCAATAAGGTTTTCAAGCTCCCGAAGATAGTCTTGGTAAACTTCGGTTCTTGTCAATCCTATTGCCTTGATGAAGAAAGGCTGTGGTTTGATGTTGCGTTTGAACCAACCCCAGTGGATTGGATTTGCGTAGGGGACTCTACTGCCACCTGCGCTGATGGAAACTCGCCCGGTAGCTCTAGCGCCAATCCTTATGGAGTCGCGCAAAGCCCCAGAGCGAACCGGAGCCAAAGTCTTTGCTTCATTGACAACCCTGTCTGCTGATCTCTTAGCAGCGTCAGTTATCTCTTTGTTAGGGACTCCGACATTCTGTAACGCTTTAGTTACAGCACGCAGTCCCTTGACCTTGACTCCGGTCTGCTCCATAGGGTTACGCGGTTACAATCTCCACGCCGTAGTAGACATCGTTAGCAGGGTCGTGAACTGCGTTGTCTACTCGTAGGGTTACGGAGAACACCGAGGTGTTGTTGCTCGATAGCGACAGCGGAGGTAGCTCGTTGAACTTTACGGTTCCCTCGTAGTGTGGCTGGTTGCTAGAAGCAGTGGCGTTGCCGTTAGGTGCGATGGTGAAGCTTGCGGTGGTTCCGAAGTTCGCCCATAGCACGCGGTAAAGGGAGTCTGCGTCACCGGACACAATACCCTCTAGAGTCAAAGCCCACTCGCCACCTACACGCTGCTCGCAGAAGGTCTGAACGTCACCTGGTGCGTCACCGAGCTGGAGGTCCACCATAGTAGCGTCACACTCGTAAGCAGTGGAGCCAATCTTGAATTTGATGTTTTGCGCTTGAATACGCGTTGAAGCTGCCATGATGGCACCTCTTTCTTTAGATCGTAAGTTCTATTTCGACATTGACTGTCGTTGCCAGGTATTCGGCGTTGTTAGTTTGTAGGTTGTAAGGGTTTGCGACCCTGAGAGTTCTTGCGTAGCGAATGTTTGCCAACGCTCCTAGAACATCGGCAATCGCCTCGTCTAGCTTCTCAGTAGCCTGCTTGTTAGTTGCCGTAGCTGCTACGACCACTAGCTCCAAACTCATTACATACTCTCTGCCAAGACTGCTTGGAGTCAGGTATGGGTTAGCGCTGTTGATAATCACAATAGGCGGAACAATCCGCTCTGGGACATAGTCCAGAACAGTTAGCCCGGCAGCGTCAAGATCTAGCTTGAACTCCTGCTTAGTTAGTGTGATTTCGTTAGTCACTAAAACCCATACCCGACATAAGGCAGCAGCAGAGGATAGACGGAAGACATCGGGTCTTTAGCAACCCTCATTGGACTGCCGTCTAAACTCGCAAACTGAGCAATACCGTTAGGCGCGCTCCTCCTGTGGTAAATCTCGGAAGCACACTGGAACACTGCGATCTTGTGTAGGTCAGCTGGAACAGTAACGTCACCCTGGTAGTTGTCCACCAAAGCGTGCCCTGCGTCTAGCGCCTGCTCAATAAAGTCCGAAGACTCGTCAGTTCCGATGTATTCCTTGAACTCCGCCAGGAGGATTGAGCCTGCCATTGGATACCTACTAAGCGGTTACGTCTAGCTTGACGATAGCGCCTAGGCGTGGGGCGGTGATAGCCATGTAGCCATACACGCTGACCGAGTCGGTCAAGGTGGTGATGTCACCATCGGTTAGGCGAACTGGAGCGCCAGCGGACTCGTGAGTCGCGATAGCGGTGCTGTTTGCCATGTAGACAACGCCAGTGCCGATTGCTGGGTCCACGATGATTGGAAGACCAAAGATGGAGCCAGATAGACCTGGAATGTTTACAGCGCCAACGGTGTTCATGCCATCGCCGTTAGAGGAGAAAGCCAAACGACCGTCAGAAGCAGCAACCTTAGCAAGCTTCACGTAGCCGTCAGTTCCGGTGAGAATGAACTCTGGGCGTAGACCGCTGTTGGTGTAGATGTAGGCGGTTGCGTTAGCGATACCCTCAGCTAGGGAGCTTGGGGTGCCTCCGTCAGCGTCAAATACCTTGCCAGTCCAGGTTAGACCGTCTAGGTAGTTCACTAGAGCAGTGTTGGTGGTGTTTGCGTAAGCAAGCGATAGACCGCGGAAGACCTCGTTCAAGGTGTTGATCGAAGCACGCTCAACATACTGGCGAGAGAAGCTGGTGTAACCGCCGTAGGTAGTTACTGGAGCAGTAACGGTCTCGAAGGTTAGGTTACCGAAGCTTAGAGCCTCGTTCTCTGGGTCCTGAACGCCAACAGCCAAAGTGTTGCTGTCAATCTGCGCGTATTCAACAGTCAAGCCAGAAGTAGGCAGAGCGGTGCGCGAGAAAGCCGAAACGGTTGGGCGGTTGTTGTTGATTAGGGTATCCACGTAGCCAATGAAAGCTGGTAGAAGTGCTGCGTCACCGGAGTCAGAAGCGGTGCGAGCAAGCTGCTTTGCGTCTTCGTCACCCTTTAGAAGTGCCTTAGCGAATTCAGCCTGGCTGCGAATGTGTGAAGCAACTGGTGCTGGTGCTGCTGGGGTAAGTCCTGCCTCTACAACGCGGCGCAATTCTGCCACCTCGTCAATAACAGAACGAACCTCAAGTTCCATGTTCTCAGACATAGTTCTCTTTTCTTGGTCGTTGTCGGGTTCTAGATCAGCAGCTACCTGCTCCTCGCGAACCTCGGTTATGTTTGCGCCTGCGAAGGCTGGGAATGGCACGACAGACACCTCTTTTAGAGATACCTTCGTGCGTGTAATCGTTGAGCCATCTTTCGCGGATTCAACCGGAATGAAGCCCACCGAAAACTTGTTTAGAACGCCGTCACGCATGAGGGTAAGCACTTCGTTACCCTTAGCGGTGTCAGAAACTTTAGCGACAATCTCGAAGCCAGCTTCGGTGTCCCTGCCCTCTACGACCTTGCCAATTGGCTCCTCGTGTCCGTAGAACAGTTTCACATCTTCAACTGAGTCAATAGCACCTGGGGCGAAGCGCTCCTGATACATGCCACCGATGTCAGCGCTCTGCCCGTAAGGAACAGCAAGTCCGACAATGGTGCGCTCCTCTAGATCAGCGCGAGCCTCAAAGCTCCTAGTTTCGATTTCAGACATTCAAGCCCTCTTTCTCTCGGACTTCCTCAGCAGACAAGAAGCCAGCTGCGATTCCGGTTGCGTAGTAGTTGTAGCGAGTTGCCACGTCAGCGCGGAATAGGTGAGCATAGTCAAACTCGACCCTGGTTCCTCTAGGCAAGCAGTTGCTTAGTGCGTCAGTGATTGCGTCTGTGTAGTTCATCAAAGTGTGGCGGTAGAAGACCTGATTCTCGTCTTGAAGATTTGTATAAGTATCAGAGCCGCCTGGAACAGTAGTAATGAGCAGACGAGCAGGAATACCAAAAAGACGAGCAATAGAAACAGTGTTCTGCTCAACAATGTCAGTAAAAAGGGCTTCACGTGGAGAGAGAGCCACTTGCTGATAATCGAAACCATTACCGAGGACCGCAATCTGTCTGTTCTGTTGCTTGTTGTGCCAGTTGTTAGTAACTGTATCCGCTTGCTCGGCATTTAGGGCTTGATTGGTTTTCAGGATACCTGTTGGGACTCCTGCCGAAGTGAACCAATTCTTGGCATAATCTCTTAGATCAAGAGCAGCGGATACATCTGAGCGACAGACCTCAATAGGCGAGAGTCCTCGCAGGTTTCCGGTCTTGCTGAAAAGCTTTAGGTGTTCAATCTCTGTGGTGGTGTAGGTCTTGCCCATGTAAGAGTAGACAACGCCCTTGGTGATGTCCTGAGAGTCCCTGTAAGCCACGCTAACGGCAGAAGCAGGCAAGATGGTGAGGTTGTTTACCTGACCGTTGCTGCCGTAGTTCTTGAACCAAAAGGCATTGCCCTCGAGTGCCAGGCTAGTGACAGTCTGGAATAGGAAGTCGCGCCTGTTGCTGTTGATGTCTGGCTTATTGACTAGAACGGGGTTCTCAATCTTTAGCTCGATACCGGTAGCAAAGCGATAAGTGTCAATCGGCATTTTGCTAATCGGGGTTGCGATGATCTGGACCGCGCGATAAACAGCCGTTAGGGTCAGCGCAGTGTCAGCGGTAACGACCGCAGCCGAGCGAGTGGGAACAGTAGGTTGAGCCGCGCGAGTTTGTGTTTCCTCGCCGAAAATTCTTTGCCAAAGGGAAGCCATAAGTTCCTAGTCTAAGCGCAATACGACAATTAGAATACACCAATCGCAGCGTGTTCCGCTCTTGAACTCACGTATAAACTCATAACGGTTGCCATGAGTGCGTCAATCTCTCCCAGTGACTCTTTGCGACTAATGAACCAACTCTCGCCTGAATACTTGGCAATTCCGCGTGGTGATTGAACGATTAGTAACGGGTCGTTGTTGTGTTTGGCTTCACCGTTGGCAAACATCGAGTAGACAACCGAGCAAGCTGCGCTGATCTCTTTAGTCCACAACTGCCAAACTGGGAAGCCTGCCATCTTCAATCTTTTACCCAAGTTAGTTAGCCCTCTATCGTCAAGAGCGATTGCCCTCGGTGCGTAGCGGTGATGTAGCTCCACTAGCGCATTGAATAGCTGAGTTTCGTTAGGTTGAACGAATGTCCTGACTAGCTCGGTGTGATGTTCCTCGCCAACCTGGTTAGCAAAGGCGATGGTGGCATGTTCCCAGTTCTTGCTAATGTCCACCGCGAAGACTCCGCCCTCTTGGGGGATTGAGAGCTTATCTCCTGCCTTGCGGAAAGTGTCCGAAGGTATCCAGCTCGAAGCAGTGCCAGAGATGAACTGGTTGAGTCGGTAACGGCGTGCTTCATGTTCTGGGATTGTCTTTAGATCAGAGAGAACATTGTCGAGCGACAGTCTGCCTGCGCTGATTGAGGGATTAGCTGCCTTGAGTGCGTCAGGGTCATCAACCTTTGCGTGCTGAGGTGCTTCCCAGCAGAAGAAGCCAAAGCGTTCCAGCTCGGCGTCACCGGAAGCTGCGCTCTGTCCGGTCTTGTAAAGGTCAAGCAGGGTTTCGCTGTTCTGGTCCCCTGCGGTTGTAATCCCGATAACAATGCCGTCTTCGCGCTGGGCTGTTCCCAATACGGCAGCACTCCACATTCCCTTTTTAGCCAGGTGAAGTTCGTCAAACAAACAGAGCGAAATAGGGATACCTTGGAGCGCTCCTTCTTTGGCTGGCTTCACGTCATAGCGACCTGTGCCGTCAGCGGTGACAATGCCTCTGGACTCCGAAGCCTTTTTGAAGCGCTTGCTCAGGAATTGGTTGCTTTGAATTACGAACAGCACTCGGTTGTAAATAATGCGAGCTTGGTCAATGCTCGAAGCCAGGCTGATTACCGAAGCACCGGAACGCTGGTGTAGCAACAGACCGTAGACACCGATGATGGCAGCAAGCAGGGACTTTCCGTTCTGCCTGCCCATAGACACTACGACTTGTCTGTATCTCAGTTGCCCGGCATTTGGGTGTCCCTCGGGGTAGCGCTCGAGCAAGTGCCTGAGCAACCACTCCTGCCATTCGTCAAGCTGTAAGCCCTCTGGGAGTTCTGGGGATTTCCAAGCGACCCTAACCAACTCAACGAGCTTATCTCCGTCTGTCGGAAAGTTCTCGGAGAGCGGTTGCGTGTAGATCGCAGGGAGTTGGAGCATTAGCGCGTCAGTAGTTCTTCAATCGGGTCAAACTCAATTGCCTGGGCTGTTAGCTGGCGTGAGAGTTCCAGGATTGTCTTGCGAAGCTCAGCTGCGGTGCTGGTGTGAGGGTTTTCATCGAAGCTTCTTGCCAAGGCGAGGGCTAAGCCTGCGATTACTTTTTGTTCAAGCCCAAGCTCGATGTCTTTGAGCCAGTTCTTTAGGTGTTCTTCTATCATTCGGTTCTAACCTCGGATAATTTCATTCGTGCGTGAAAAAGAAAGTGCTTGCGCGGGATTCCGCGTGGCTCTAGAAAAAAGCCCGGGGTGGTCTTGCGTGTCTTCCTGCGACCTTCGCATGCTTTCCTCGCTTGCTCTTTCTTACCAAGCTAATGATAAGTAGTTCTCTAGCTCCAGCGTGGCGAGCGCCAAGCCTGCCTGATAATGGTTCGGTCTTGCTTTCTGCCGTTACACGATCTACATAACGATTGAAGATTGCTAATGTCATGGTTCGGTTCTCCTTCTCCTGGCGGTGTGATGTGGTCAATTGTCCAATCCCCCCCCACTAATTCTTTGGAGCAGATTACGCAAACAGGTTCGAGAATAGTCTTCGCATAGGCTCTAGCCTTTGCCCATTCCCTACTGCTGTGCCACTCTGCCATAAGTTATAACTTATCTCTTGTTGTTCTTGCTGCGTAGGTTGCTCATGTCAATGGCTGTAACGCCTAGCTCCGAGAGCATGGCGAGAATGATCGCGCCGAATACCCAAGCAAGTAGCAATAGGGTTAGCCAGGGCACGAATGTGTATAGAGCATAGGCAAGAGCGTGAGCGCCTACGATACCGGCTGCGATGATTAGTGCTGCTAGAAAGTCCTTCATAACTTTCCCTTTCTGTGTAAGGTGCTAATTAGCTTAGTGTAAATACTGAGCCTGTAAAGTGTTTTTCTCTTTCAAGCTCGAAGCAAGTCAATCCAGGTAATGACTCTGAGCCAGAATTCAAGCGATACCAACTCGACCCGTTGTCCATCGTTTTGCCCTGTATCCAATAGCGTGAGCCTCCATTAGCGTGCTGTCCCAGCTCTTGAACGCGGAGATGGTGGAAGTGTCCGGTAAGCCCGATAGAAGCAGCAGCAACTGGTTGATTACCAAAGGTCTGCTTTTCCCACCATGTAGGCACTCCCTCTGGGCGGTTGCTCTGGTGTCCATGCCAAAGCCCCAGAATGTGAAATCCATCACCGAATACATCATGAGCCAGGCTCTCGTCTTGCGCGTGAGGGACTAGGACATCAACACCGAGGTCTGTTTCGTCACTTAGGCGCTTGATTTGCTTCGCGATCATAACGCCCCAATCGTCTTGCCCAACTAGACCGACTTGTTGCCCGTTGAGTCTGAACTGACAGTGATTGCTTGCGACAGTTGCGAATGATACGGCGCTGTATTTCGCCACTCGCTTTACTAGGTCCCAGAGCAGGGTTATTGCTAAATCTACCTGGTTCATTTGGCTTAGGTTGTTGGTGTAGGTCTGTTGAGTGCTGGCTTTGTTGTAAAAGCCCTCAATCAAGTCCCCCATTTCAGCCAGAATGACTTTTGCGTATTTCCCTCGCTTCACCTGGCGCTCTACTGAGTCGAAGGCTGCGAAGATACGCTCTAGTTGCTCCTGTAATCCTCCGCGACTGTCAGTCTTCCCCAACTGAAAGTCAGCAAGCATTACCACTAGCACTTTGTCAAAGCTGGTGATTACAGGTTGCTTCGGGAGTCGCTTTCTGGCTTCTTTGTAGATCAGCTCAAGTTGCTTTTCAGGTTGTCTTAGGCGGAAGTTGAACCGATAGCTGGTTAGCCAATCTCCGTCATACTTCTGCCATCTTGAGGTCCTGGGGTTTCCGTAAACTTCGTATTTCTGGGAGTCAAAGCCTTGAAGCTCTAGAAACTCCTCGAAGTTGGGAGCTGTGTCACCCGGTATTGCTGGGGTTACTGCCCAACCCTCTTGTCCGTCAAACTCTAGAGCTGGGCGGAAGTCTTTTGGTGCTTCAATCTTTGGTGCTGGATTTAGATTTTCGAGCATGAGCAAAGTCCGGTGCGGTGCCTGGCGATTGCGGTATCAGACAGAGTTACGCCAACATTACGCAGCGCTTTCTCTAGGGTTTTGTGTCCGATACTGAAATCGCAAAGGTTAGACATCAGGATTTCACGATCAGCTTCGCTTAGCGTTTCCCAAAAACTGCGAACAGCGCAAGGGAATTTTCTCTTTGGGATTCTTAGAGCTTCTAGCATTAGATTCCTTCCTCTGTGTTGAATCTAAAGTAAAGGTTGAAACTAGGACTCGGGTAAAGACTCGCCGAGGAACTTATGTAGGGTTATGAGGACTCCACGAGGTAAACCCTCTGCCTCGTAGACCTTGTGAGCCACGATTTCGCAGATTTGACTATCGTCAGCGATAACACCTGCCTGGGTAGCAGCGTCACCGATTGCCCTTATGAGCTTGTCTAGATCAGGCTTCACGCTCGGCAAAGGTCGAACGTTGGTTTTCGGTCTAGGCATAAAGAAGATTGCTGTTAGGGATACAGCTCCGAGCATAGGTTCACAGCCCAGGTTAGCCTGCTCTAGCTTGTCTTGAACAAAAGCCCTCCATACCGGAAGATTTTTGTTGGCTTCGACCAAGACGCAGCGCCCTCCCCTGTTGTAGGCATTTTTAGAGCCTTGGGGTTGCGCTACGCCTGGCACGAATACCTGAATCACATTATGCCTTTGATAATCGCAATGACATTGTTTAGCGCGTAGCAGTCTGAATGGTCGCAACCTTTTTCGTAGTGATCGAAACAGATTCGCTTTTCGATGATTTCAATAATCTGCTCTGTGCTGATTCCTGATGTCATTAGAACGGCATTTCCTCGAAGGCTGCTTCGTTGCTTGCCTGCTGAGTCTTAGTAACAACCTTCTTTAGCTGAGCGTTCTGGAGGTGGTGTTCTACAACAATCTTCTTCTCGCCCTGCTTGTTGGTGTATTCGCCAATCTTGGTAGACAGTTCCCCAGTGATCTCTGCGAAGTCCTGCTCTTGTAGGTTGTCCGCCTGGGAGTCTGCGAACCAAGCTGTCCAAAGCCTGGAGTAATCCTTGCCATTAGCGTGAATGTTCTCCCAGACCGAGATACGCCTGCCCTCCCAGCCAATTGAGTTCACTTCTCCGCCAATTGTGATTAGTGCCATTTCTGTGTTTCCTCTCTGTTTTTATTTTTGAAACGTTTGAAATCTTATAGGTATTAATAACTAAAAATAAGAGTTATTTAACTTAATTTCTATTTATTTATATATATCTATAAAAGAGATGTATCAGTAGTTTGAAAGTTCTTCGATTTCTTCGATAGCTTCTCGTATCCCGAGTGCGATCTGTGGGAAAGCTTTCGAGAGCTGCGCTTCCTTTTCCCAGAGCAACTGACTTGCCCTCTTGATGATGTCCTTCTCGGCATCTCGATACCCGTCGCGATAAGCGATGTCTGTAATGCTTACTTTTCCGCTATCTGGTGCTATCATTTGTTTACCCTTCGATGAATGGTTAGAGCCTAGCTCGCCCCCAGTAGGTTTTCTGTGTCCTGCTGGGGGTTTTTACTTTACTTGAGAGAAGCTGCTAGATCAGCAATCTTCTTGAGTTCGTCTGCCGGGAGCTTAGCTGCTTGGGCTTCCTTGTAGATAGCCCTGAGAGCCTCTAGGTTGCCTCCTAACGCCTCAACAGTTGCTCGCTGGAGTAAGTCACTCACCTGCTCTAGTGAAGCCTTCTGAACGGCTTTCATCTCCTCGCGCGATGGGCGAATGGCTTTGCCGTCTTTCTTCGGCTGGAAGTTAAGAGTAGCCAGGACTCGACCCAGAGCAGAAGTGGAGCAGTTTTCGATGAAGCTCTGCTTGTTGATGTTGCTTGAGCCTCGGGTTTCCTGAGCGAAGTCAATTGCTGCTGGGCGTGGGTCTTCGCGATCAGTGTAAGCACTTGCCTTGATTACAATCTCGGTTTCATTGATTAGCACTATCTCGGTGTGTAGCCTGCCGTTCGGGTATTTATCCCAGAACTTGCTGATACGGTCAGCGACCGGTTCGTAATTGTCGAGAAACGACATTTAGCTTCCTTTCGTGAATGTGAGATACGGTTTGCCCGTGCCCCTCTGTGCCAGGCGAACGATTTCAATCCCCTGGTAAGTTCCAACTTTAGTCCCAGCTAGTTCTGCTAGTGCCTGCGACTTGTAGCGATTGAGGTTGCCCTCGGCTGCGTCAAAGATTTGTTTAGCAGCGAATAGATCAGCAGCGCAGTCCAGCTCTTTTGCCCCGTCAATGATGTCCCCGGTAAGTTCGCGAACAGTTTCGTAAGTGCTGGCACTCCCGTCATAGTCAGGCGCTACTCCCATGTTCAGAAGCCCTAGAAACAGGTTTACAGCCTCTAACGACTTCTCTATAAGGGTTTCATCGTATTCGACTATAAACTCCTTGAAATCGCCTCCTGTGACCGCTACGAGGGTAGCAGGGTTTTTTAGCCCTAAAACATACTGATACCACATCACTTGGAGCTGGTAGTGAATTGGGACTTCTGTCCAGTATTGCGAAGTGTGCTTTATCTCCAGAATTGAGAGATTGCCTAGCTGGTCTTCGATAACACCGTCAGGGTTCGCCTTGAATACCGGAGCGTCTACTTTTGCCCAGGTGCCTAGATCGCGGTGAACCTTGAGATTAGGGTTCAGGTCTTGAAAGAGCGCAGCAATGCCCTCCTCCAGATAGTTGCCCAACATCATTCGAGTGGTGGCTTCTTGCTCTGGGAGTTCCCCGGTCTTTTGATAGTAGAGCGTTAGTGCGGACTTCCAAGGGTTCAGCCCAACGATGGAGCTAACATCGCTCCCGGTAATTGACTCCCTGCGCCACTTTAGCCAAAGCCCAGAGCCAGACTCAGCTTTCCCAAAGAGTCGTGCGGAGTTGTAACGTTCGATTTTCTGCGTAATAGACATGCTGCGAACCTAGCACAGCACTCAGACCTTTTACTTTACCTTGTCCTGTTCATCGTCAAACAGGTCGCTGTCGTTATCGTCAATGAGATCATCAAAGTCAAAATTGCCGTCTTGAGTCACCTTGAGCGCGTCTTCAACTGCTTCGCTGTCGCTCTTAGCTACGGCTGCCCGGTAAGCGTTCTGAATGTCAGTCAGCTCTAGGCTGCCCTTCCAGGCTACTGCGACACCGATAGTTGTCAGCACTACGGCAAAGGCAGACCCGACACCGATTAGCGACCCGAGCCACCAATTGCCGGCAACAGCACCGATGGCAGTTCCACCGAAGAAGGTAGCCAGAACTAGACCGAGTGATCTAATGAGAATTTGCTTTAGATGTTCTTTCATCAGTTCGCCTTTATGAATTCGATAGGGTCAATCTTTTCGCTAGTCGGACCGAATACGCCCTTTAGCTTGCTTGAAACAGTTAGGTGTAGGTGTGGACCCGAGCTGGCAGACCCGGTGTTTCCGACAAAGCCAATGGTGTCACCCTCTTTTACCCTGGTGCCTACTTCTAGTCCCTCAGCTCTGAGGTGGCAATAGCCCACATACCAAAGTTTGCCCTCTTTGTCCTGGACTCGCTGAACCGATACATTCCCCAGCACCTTAGAGAACTGTTGAAGAACGATAGTCCCGTTAGCGATGGCAGGGATTGGAGTTCCGGTAGGCATAGCCCAATCAACACCGCTATGAGGTTGTAGCCCGTTCTTCCTGCGATACTCGCTGAGAGTCCCGAAGCGCCCAGTTATCTTCTTCCAGTCAAAAGGGAATCTCATAA